CAAGTTACAGTATGGAGTTGCACTACTTCTATTACCCACAGTCGATTGTTACTGCAGGTACTAGTTGGTTAGGTGATAACTTTGATTCTGTACTGCTATATGGCGCATTATTAGAAGCTTACACCTATATGAAGGGTGAGGCTGATGTAACAGCAACATATCAAAAACGTTACGATGAGGCTTTAGCTTTATTGAAACAATTGGGTGATGGCAAAAATAGAAGAGACGCATACCGCAACGGGCAAGTAAGATACCCAGTAATGTAATTTAGGAGAAGTAAAATGGCAATTTCACAAGCAATGTGCACGAGCTTTAAAGTTCAATTATTGAGCGGCTCGCAAAACTTTAATACAGGTACAACAAAGGTTTATAAAATCGCGTTGTACACTTCAGCTGCAACATTAGGCGCAAGTACAACTACCTACTCAGGTACTACAAATGAAGTAGCTTCTGGTGGTGGATATACTACAGGTGGTAATACCCTTACAGTATCGCAAGTACCAACTTCATCAGGTACTACAGCGTTTATTGACTTCGCGGATACTACTTGGTCAGCAGCAACAATTACTGCTCGTGGCGCGTTGATCTATAATAGCACTGACAACACGGCTGTTGCGGTGTTAGATTTTGGTTCTGACAAAACATCAACTGCTGGTGACTTTACAATCATATTCCCAACAGCGGACGCAACAAACGCAATCATCCGTATAGCCTAGAATAGGAGTCTCAAATGGCTCTAGTTCTAAAAGACCGGGTTAAAGAAACCTCAGTATCCACAGGTACTGGGGATATTTCACTTGGCGGTGCTACAGGTGCATATCAAGCGTTTAGTGTAATAGGTAACGGCAATCAAACATACTACGCTATTGCAGGGCAAACCACTAACGAGTGGGAAGTTGGTATTGGTACATACGTATCTTCAGGCAATAAAATAACCCGCGATACTATTCTAGCCTCGTCTAACAGCAACGCAATTGTTACGTTCTCTGCCGGTACTAAAGACGTATTCATAACATACCCGTCTGAAAAAGGTGTGTGGCTAGACGCTAGTGACGATTCTAATTCAGCTGCCACTGTTGGTACTACTCAGGTTAAACTAGGTGCAACAACGCTTACCTTGGCAGGGCTTGATTCAGTAACTCTAACACAAGACCCATCCACTGCCCTCCAAGCGGCAACTAAACAATATGTAGATACGCTTGTTTCTTCTGGTATTACCTACCACGCTCCAGTTAAATACGAAGTGCCTGATAGTACAGGCAACCTAAATGCTACCTATAACAACGGAACAGCAGGGGTAGGTGCTACGCTTACTAATGCAGGCACTCAAGTAGCCTTTACACCAGATGGCGTTGTTGCGTCTGTAAACGACAGGATCTTAGTTTATAACCAAACTAACGCAGCACAAAACGGTGTTTATACGGTTACTACCGTGGGTAGTGGATCTACTAATTGGGTATTGACTCGTGCTACTGATGCAAATAGTTACGCCCTAAAAAGCTCTACCGCACTTGGTGAAGGTGACGCATTCTTTATTACAAGCGGCAATACCGGTGCGGGTGAGACATATGTATGTAATACCACAGGTGTAATTACGTTTGGTACGACCAACATTACCTTTGCCCAAATAAGCTCAGCTCAGATTTATTCTGCTGGTACAGGGCTAACACTATCTGGCACACAATTTAGCATAACGAACACCGCAGTTACAGCCGCATCATATGGCGCTGCTAACAAAACACTAACTGCAACAGTCAATGCACAAGGCCAGTTAACTGCCCTAGCGGATACCAATATCGCTATTCCAATGAGCCAAGTCACAAGTGGTGTACTAGGTGCAACTCAAGGTGGTACAGGCCAAAGCTCATATTCAATTGGTGACATCCTTTATGCAGATACTACGACTTCTTTAGCTAGACTAGCTGACGTTGCTGTAGGCAATGCGTTAATATCAGGTGGACTAAACGTAGCTCCAGCTTGGGGTAAAATAGCCCTTGCTTCTGCGGTGTCAGGTACACTACCTGTTGCTAATGGTGGTACAGGCCAAACAACAGCTAACGCGGCATTCAATGCACTAGCCCCTAGTCAAGCCACTAATAGTGGTAAATACTTAACTACTAATGGTACTGATACTTCTTGGGCTACAGTAACGCAAACTACATTTAGTGCAGGTACTACAGGCTTTACCCCAGCAACAGCTACATCAGGTACAGTGACTTTAGCAGGTACTTTAAACATTGCCAACGGCGGTACAGGCGCAACAACTCGTCAAGATGCAATGGACGCACTAGCTGGTGCAACTACTTCAGGTCAATACTTACGTGGTAACGGCACAGACGTAGTAATGGCTGCAATCGTAGCGGGCGATGTTCCTACACTAAACCAAAACACTACAGGCACAGCGTCAAACGTAACAGGTACAGTAGCGGTTCTTAATGGTGGTACAGGCTCTACAACGGCGGCGGGGGCAAGGACAAACTTAGGGGCAACAACCGTAGGTAGCAACTTCTTTACCTTAGCAAATCCTACAGCAGTTACATTCCCTAGAATGAACGCGGACAACACTGTATCAGCATTAGACGCAGCGACCTTTAGAACAGCAATTGGCGCGGGTACTAGCTCAACTACAGGTACAGTAACATCCGTATCGGGTACATCTCCTATTTCTGTAGCAACAGGTACAACAACTCCAGCTATTTCAATAGCTCAAGCAACGTCATTGGCTAGTGGGTATTTAACCTCTACCGATTGGGGTACCTTTAATGGTAAACAAGCTGCTCTTGTTAGCGGCACAAACATTAAAACAGTTAATAGTACATCTTTGCTTGGTTCAGGGGATGTTTCAGTTGGCGTAACTTCTGTTACAGGCACAGCACCCGTTGTTTCTTCTGGCGGTGCAACTCCAGCAATTTCAATGGCGGCGGCAACAACATCAGTTAATGGTTACTTAACATCAACCGATTGGACAACCTTTAATAATAAACAAGCGGCTTTAGGCTTTACGCCATATAACGCAACCAACCCAAGCAATTACATTGCCCTTGCATCTGCGATTACAGGTTATACCGTTGGCACAAACACAGCCCTTGCCGCAACAGATACTTTACTTGCAGGGCTTGGCAAAATACAAGGTCAAATTAACGCTAGGGGGACAGGTAACGGAACAGTTACAAGCGTTGGCGGAACAGGTTCTTATGGTGGTTTAACTTTATCAGGCACAGTTACTACATCTGGCAATCTTACATTAGGCGGCACACCAACAGGCACTTGGCCTATCAGTGTATCAGGCGCATCTACCTCTTGTTCAGGCAACGCGGCAACGGCTACAACTTTAATTGGTGACCAATCAAATTGGGCATCATACCGTTCAAGTGCCGTGGCAAACATGTTAAGTTGGAAAAATTACGGTAATGGTCATATTATATTTGACGCTTCAGCATCAACATCGCCAACTGGAAGTGCGGTAAATAACACAAATGCTCAAATTGCTTGGACAGGAACATATCCAACTTTAATGGGTTGGAACGGAACTAACACTTATGGTGTTAGGGTTGATTCTGCAAGGATTAGTGATTCAACATCAGGTTCTTCAGCATCATGCACAGGCAACGCGGCAACGGCTACAACGGCTACAACTTGTAATGGAAATTATAATACCACTAATGCTCAACAAAATGGTTCAGATGGCTGGTGGCGTTCAACTGGTTCTGCAGGTTGGTACAGCACAACTTATGCCGTTGGCATTTATTCAGTAGGTGCAGGATTAGTTCAAACTTATAATAGTTCATCGTTTCAAGCAAACGGAGCTTTATATGCTACTGGAAATGTAACTGCTTATTACTCTGATGAACGGTTAAAAACTAATCTAGGAAATGTTAAAAATGCACTTGATTCTGTTTGCAAACTAAATGGCTTTAGGTATATTAACAATGAGGTAGCCAAATCAGTTGGATATGAAAACGAAGAAGTCCAGCTTGGTGTAAGCGCACAAGAGGTGGAAGCATTATTTCCAGAAATTGTTTCTATTGCGCCATTTGATATGCTTCATAACGAAGAAACAGGCGCTATTAGTTCAAAATCAGGTGAAGAATATAAAACAGTAGATTATGCTAGATTAGTACCTGTGTTAATAGAAGCAATCAAAGAATTAAAAGCGGAAGTAGATGAGCTAAAGAAGGCTAAATAATGTTTGGGTTTAGCTCATTTGCTGAAGCACCCTTTGCCGATGTAGGCGGTTCAGCCCCTAGTATTGTGTTTGCTGTAGGCGTAGAAGGTACAACTGCATTAGGCGCGGTTACAACAGTAGCAAAAGCAAATGTATACCCAACAGGTTTGTTTGCGGTAGGTGAACTAGGTGATATCACTGTTTACCCGATAGTAAACGTATCTACAACAGGGCTCCAAGCAACAGGGTTTGTAGGTAGTGTAGTAACAACTTCCGCAGCAAGTGCCTCTGTAACAGGCGTAAATGCAACAGGGTTCGTAGGTAGTGTTTCCATTACCGGGACTGGTAACATATATGTTACTGGCGTTTATGGTCAAGGCTTTGTAGGAAATGTAACAACAGCCTCCGCGGCTACCGTATCAACAACCGGAGTATTTGGCACCGGTGAAGTAGGCAATGTAACCTTCTCATTAGGTGCTACAGTATTCCCTGCGGGGGTATTTGGCACTGGGTTTGTTGGCGATGTTACAGTTACTGCAGGCTCAAGCGTATATGCTACAGGTCTTGCGGCAACAGGTTACGTAGGCAATGTAAGTGTTACGGGTATAGCGAATGTAACAACTACAGGTGTATTTGGTACAGGTCAATTAGGTAGTGTAGTTGTATACCCAACAACCAATGTATATGCAACTGGGGTAAACGGAACAGGCTTAGTAGGTACAGTTTCAATAACAGGTAGAGCCGTTGTATATCCATTAGGTGTTGAAGGTATCGGAATTGCAGGCTTTACCTTGGTATGGGGTCAGATTGATGATTCACAAACACCGAATTGGGGTATAATCGACGACAGTCAAGGTAGTATTTGGACAGCAATAAACGATTCACAAACAATAACTTGGACACCAATAGATGATAGTCAGGGCAGTATATGGACTGACATCAATGATACACAAACACCAAATTGGACAGGAATACCATAATGACAGACACTATACCTAAGCAAGAAGATGAAGTAAAATGCGATAATAAAGAAACGCAACCAATTGAAATAACGGCACAAGAATCAAAAAGTGTGTCAGTAATGGTTACAGGTTTCTCGTTATTTGCTACCACATTGAAATAGCAAAATAAACAAAGGGAACAAAATATGGCAAGTACCTATTCACCACTCAAAATTGAGCTTATCACCACCGGCGAGCAATCGGGTACGTGGGGTACAACTACAAACGTCAACTTAGGTACGGCGCTTGAAGAAGCCATTGTTGGATCAGCAGACGTAACATTTGCAAGTGCTAACGTAACACTAACCCTAACAGATACTAACGGTACACAGACAGCGCGTAACCTAAGACTACGACTAACTGGTACAACTGGCGGAGCTAGAAACTTAATCGTTCCAGCAATTGAGAAGTTTTATATAGTACAGAACGATACCGCAGATACAATAACTATCAAGAATTCTACAGGTACAGGCGTTGCAATCCCTACCACAATGTCAGCCCTTGTGTACAATAACGGCACAAATATAGCTAGCGCCAGTGTGTATTCAACCTCAGTAGTAACTCCATTGTTAGCCGCTACAGATGCATCATTTGTTAATGCGCTTCCAGTTACATCAGGCGGTACAGGCGTTACAACGGCTACAGGTACAGGCTCAGTTGTTCGAGCCACAAGCCCTACTTTGGTCACTCCACTACTAGGCATACCAACTTCAGGCACACTAACTAACTGTACGGGCCTTCCTTTATCTACAGGTATTACTGGTACACTAGGTGTTTCTAACGGCGGTACAGGCGTTACAACAAGTACAGGCTCAGGAAGTAATGTTTTAAATACATCGCCTACATTAGTCACACCATTACTAGGCACACCAACTTCAGGTACACTAACTAACTGTACGGGTCTTCCTTTATCTACAGGTGTTACAGGGACACTAGGTGTTTCTAATGGCGGTACAGGCGTAACTACAAGTACAGGTTCTGGTGCTAATGTGTTAGGGACAAGCCCAACCATAACAAGCGCGACATTAGTTACTCCAGCATTAGGTACCCCTGCATCGGGCGTCCTCACAAATGCTACAGGCCTTCCATTATCAACGGGTGTTACTGGCACATTAGGTGTTTCTAATGGCGGTACCGGTGTAACTACAAGTACTGGATCAGGAGCTAATGCGCTAGCAACAAGCCCTACGTTAGTAACCCCGCTTTTAGGCACTCCGACTTCAGGAACACTTACAAATTGCACGGGCTACACATACGCTAACTTAACTGGAACTGTGCCAACGTGGAATCAAAACACCACGGGTAATGCAGCTACGGCAACTAATGCTACAAACGCTACCAATGCAACGAATGCAACCAATGCTACAAACGCCACACGGATTACTAATGCAGGTGGTTGGAACATAACCCCTAGTGGCACAAAGCTATATTTCAGTTATAATGGCACGAATGTAGCCTCGTTAGATTCATCAGGTAACTTCATAGCGTTACTAGATGTTACAGCATATGGGACAGTATAATTATGGCACTTAATCCTTCAGGCGCAATTAGTTTAGGCGGTCCAGTAGCGGGCCAGTCTATTGCTCTAGAGCTAGGCTTATCGCCTACGGCAGTGATAACTTTAAACGATACGGCAGTGCGTACCCTTGCGGGCGTTCCAAGTGGCGCAATTATTATGCCTACTAACTTTTGGGGTAAATCAAATGGCGGCCCTACTCAAAAAGCATTATTTGGTTGGGGGTTTGATGCCCCATTATTTTTCCAGATTATTAACTACGTTTCAAACACAGGTGTCGTAGCTAGCGATACTACAACTACATCTAATGCTAGAACTGGCGCAGCGGGATCTAAATATGGAGGAGATAAAGGTATAGTTGCTGGTGGGAATACAGCTGTTAGTTTGAATACAAATCTTATAACAAATACAGGTGTTATAGGTGCTGATACAACTACATTAAGTCCAAATAAAAGAGATTGGGCAGCTGCTAGTTATGGCGGGGATAAAGCAATTTTCGCTTATGGTTATACCCCAATCCCAACACCCGCGCCAGGATCTCCTGGTAATAACAGTGGAGTAAATACTTTAGTTTCAAATACGGGGGTTATGGCCTCATATACTACAAACACTCCAGGTTCGTCGCCTTTTAGATCATATTTAGGGGCGGCTAGCTATGGCGGAGATAAGGCTATTTTTGCTTATGGTCGAACAAGCCCAACTACTACTTCACCAGTTGCTACGGTTAATTTAGTTTCAAACACGGGTGTTTTAGCTGTATCTACTACAGCTCCAGGAGTTACTAAACACGGCGTGGGCGCGGCTGGCTATGGCGGAGATAAGGCTATTTTTGCTTTTGGCGCTTCCCCACTACCAACAAGCGTTAATAATTTCATAAGTTTAGTTACCAATACGGGAGTTATTAGTGCTGCTACCCCTGGTGTAGGAACAGCAAGGTTTGATTTAGCAGCTGCTACCTATGGCGCAGATAAGGCTATTTTTGGTTTTGGTATAATAGGTACATCAGAGTTTAACATGACAAACTTAGTTTCAAACACAGGTGTCGTAGCTAGCGATACCCCTGGGGTCGGCACTGCTAGAAGCAAATTAACAGCATTATCGTATTCATTTACGTAATAAAAGGAAAAATATGGCAAAACTTAATTCAGAATTTAACTACAGATACCAAATAATTGGTGAAACACTTTGGGCTAAGATTCAGACCTTGCATGGATTTATGGATGGCAGAAAAAGAGCGGCTGTATTAGAACAAGTAGCGGCTTTAAAAGAAAAAGCAAAATATTTAGAACTAGAACACCTTAAATCAATTTCAGCACTGCCTCACGTTATTTTACAATTGGAAGCTGAGATTATTGAAATGGAATCATTCCAAGAGGAACAAAAAATAAATTTTGAATTAAATAGACAAGAAATTGCAATCCTTGAACGCTATCTTGCGGAGTGTTATGAATTAGCAGAGCCTACAAGATTGACACATCCTGATGGAACAAAGTATTCTGATGAGGAGATGTTTGAGGTCAATGCCGCAAATGAATTTACAGTTGTACTGGCTAGAGAAATGCAAGCTGAAATTATTTCAGGGGGCAGACCTTCTGCCGCTAAAATTAAAAATGCTATGAGTAACCCAATAACTTGGCAGGCATTAAAAAACATAGGTATTATTCCAGCTGAAACCCTATTGATTGCAGGTAGCATTGACCCGACAAATATACAGCTAACTGCTACAGAAGATTTAGTTTTAGCGTTAGAGCATAAACAAACAGTTCAATCAATAACTAAAAAACAGGCTGCCTTTTCATAATGAACGATTCAAAAATAATGGACTTGTTTCCAACGCCTTTATATATAACTAATATAAATAAGCCCATAAGCACACAGCAAAAAGAATGGCTAATAAATGCTCCTAAAATAGAAAATACGGGTAATTTAAGGGGAGAAGATGGGTATGTTTTAAACCAGCCTATGTTTTCCGACTTAAAGAATTTTATCATGCAGAGCATTAAAGAATATGTTAATAGCGTATATGCGAATAATGAATTAGATGTATATATAACGCAGTCTTGGGCTAACTACACCAAGCCAAAAGAATATCACCATAGACATAGCCACCCTAATAGTTTTATATCAGGGGTGTTTTATGTAACTGCAAAACCTAAAGAAGACATGATTAAATTTTACAGAGAACGGGTTTCAATTTTTAATATTACCTCGGGGCAAGCAAATAATTATAACAGCCAGGATGTAGCAATATTAGTTGAACCTGGAGATTTGATTTTGTTCCCATCAAATTTTGTACATGATGTTCCACCGACAACAAGCGAGGAAACTAGGATCAGTATAGCTTTTAACACATTTATTAGAGGTTACCTTGGCGATGAGAAGTCCGCAACCGCCTTGTATTTACACTAATGAAGATGAACCTACAAGATTATGTTGCTATTTATAGCGTAAATAACGCAAAAGTATGCAATCAACTTATTGCTGAAATAGATAATCTGCAATGGAACAAACACGCCTATAATGACATTGTAACTAATAAAACTACTACCTATGAGGATGACCTTGAAGTAGTACGCCAAGATGAGGTGGCCAAAGAACATCTTACAAATGTAATCAAGGATTGTCTTAGTGACTACTTAAAAAATGTTGCTCCTATGACTTTTAGGTTACAAGAAATAAGCAATGTAAGATTTAACCGATATAAAGTCGGTACAAACATGAAACTGCATCACGACCACATACATACATTGTTTGATGGCGAAAGAAAAGGCGTTCCAATATTAACTATACTTGGATTGCTTAATGATGACTTTGAAGGCGGCGACTTTTTGATGTTTGATGGTAAAAAGTTAAATTTGAGTGCTGGTGATATTGTTATATTCCCATCCAACTTTTTATATCCTCATGCCGTAACGACAGTAACTAAAGGTACTAGGTATTCATTCGTAGCTTGGGGGTGGTAAGATGGAAGATAACATAGAAGAAATACAACTTACAGAAGAAGAAATTGCAGCTGAACGTGCGATACGGCGTGAAAACGCATTTAACGGCACAATCACAAAAGGCTGGGTATGGAACGAAGATAAGATTTCATACGTTCCTCCAATAGATCCTCCTGATAATAAGTACCCGTACTTGTGGAACGAAGAAACTGAAAGCTGGGATCCGTTCCCAGGATACCCTAGGGATGATGTATGAAACTATCGGAACACTTTGACCTAAATGAATTTACCGCATCAGAGACAGCGACACGCAAAGGTATCGACAACACAGCACCGCCAGTCATTACTGAAAAGCTGCGCATGCTGGCTGCTACGCTGGAGCAGGTGCGTAGTCTACTGGGCAATAATAGCGTCCGCATATCTAGTGGTTATCGTTGCCTTGCTCTTAATCGTGCTATTGGAAGCGGGGATTTATCTGCGCACGTATTGGGTTATGCCGTTGATTTTACGTGTCCGGGCTTTGGTACACCGAAAGAAGTAGCTAACAAGATTGCTGAGTCACCGATTAAATTTGACCAGCTGATTTACGAAGGCACCTGGATACACTTAAGCGTAGACCCACGTAACCGCAGGGAAGTACTTACTGCCACCTTTAAAAACGGCAAGGCAAGTTACAGTAAAGGAATTTAATTATGGATATGACAAAAATAACGACAATGCTTTTCCCTGTAATGATTTCAGCTATTGCGTGGTTGCTTGGGCAAATGAGTTCTATGCAAGGTGATTTGATTGATATTAAGTCTAAGATGCCAGCCCTTATTACAGCGCAGGGTGTGCCTACAGATAGCCCTATATCAACAGAAGCACGTAACAAGTTAAAAGAAGAAATAAACAACAAGATAGGCGAGCTTAATGTTCGCATCCGAATCCTAGAAGAACACGATAAGGACAGAAAATGAACTTTGATAGCGTAGGCGGTAGACGTTTTTTATTTGCGGTAGGACTGACCCTTGTCTCTGCCGGTTTGTTGCTTTCAGGCAAGTTAGCTAGTGGTGACTTTACTAGCATTGTAAACTTTAACGTAATTGCATTAGTAGCGGGTCACACAGCCGATAAGTTTGCAGGTAAGAAAAATGATACCACTGCCGCTTAATATAAAAGCCATCGCCATTGGTGTGGTGCTTTTAGCTACGTTTGTAGCAGGTTGGACAACGAACGGCTGGCGGCACGATGCGCAACTGAAGAAGGCACTGCAAGAGACCATAGAGCTGCAGAAAGCCTACGATGACTACGCTAGAGAGGTAGCGACTAAGTTTCAAAACC